CTAGGTGAAATAACTTCACCGTTCTGATCCACGCCGCCAGAACCAACTGCAATATATTTTACCTTTGGCATTTGTCCTGTCGTATGGGTTGCCTCCGCAAGTTTTTTTCTCTTTAAATCTGTAATTATCTGTTTCATAAAATCTCCTCCTCATATCTATAAGCATCCAGATTTCTATTTCCATCCAGTAGAACCTGTCCATTTAATGTCCAGTAATTATGCTCTACAATGTGCTTTAAATTTGTAAGTTTCTCATCTACTCCCAACATTTGTATATTACTTTCTACAGATACCTTAAAATTTCTTATCACTCCACTT